AACACCCAGCGCGGCGACTATCAGGGCTCGGTCGGCAACGACGGTCCCCGAGTTGAGTGCCAGCCCTGGCGCGGGAGTGGGGGGCAAGCCACTCCATCATTACCCCTCGCTCATCCCGGGGGATGCAGGGCGGGATGAGAACCGCACGGCCAAGCGTGCACTGCGCACGTAGTCGGATTGGCCGTACCCCGGCGCCTGCGCCGGCCAGATGTCTCCTCGCGCGATCCTGTCTCGCGTGATTCGCCCGCCGGGCCTGCGCCTGGCGGGCTTTCTTTGTCTCGGCAGTTGCTACTACTATGCAGGCTTCCGCAGTGAAGCCGCGCTGCGGCACTTCACGGTCCAATCCGCCAGAATCTCGTTCGGGGTCATCCCGAGCATGCGGCCGTGGTGGATGTCACCGTACAGCCCGCCCAGCCTGTCCGTGAATGCCTTGGGCAGTTCCAAATAGGCGGCCCTGGCCATCGCACGCTGGAACGCGCGGCCGCTATCAGCCGGCACGCCAGCATCTCGCCACCTCGCGATGTCTTGTAGCAGCGTCGCTTGCTTCGCGCAGCTGACGAGCCGCGCGTCGTCGGAGGACTGGCTCTCGCCCTGCTGCCGCGCTTGAGCACCCGCTTGCCCGGGGCAGCGTATCCACTTCTGCAGGTAGCCGGGCTGGTCAGCCGGGCCCCAGCACCACCCCATGCGCTCGAGCCGCGCCATGTTGCGGCCGCGCTCATCGCAGGCTGCCTCCATCTTGGTCTGGTCGCCGCCGGCGCCACCTCTGCAGATGCTGTTCTGCCGGTCGACCAGCGCTTTCAGGGCTTCAGCGTCTTCGGCTGCATAGGCAGGGACGTACGAAGCAACGGCGACCGCCATGAGAAACGACTGCAGCACTTTCATGGGTCGATTTTGCCGGACAGCCTGCCGCCCCCTATAGGGTTCGACCGTGGGTGAAGGTGCAGGAACACTCGCGCGCCATGGCAACCCGCAAGCCGGCCAAGAAGCCGGCGCCTCCTCCCAAGAAGACCACCAAGCCCACCGCCGCCCCCAAGAAGGCAGCGGTCGTGCTCGCGCGCAAGAAGCCGAATCCGGCAGCGGTGGTCGAGGCGAAGGCGAAGCCAGCAGCGAAGAAGGTCGCGAAGCGCTCCGAAATCGATAGCACGCAGCCAACGGCGCCTGTGGCCCTCACGCCCAAACAGCAGCGGTTTGTGGACGAGTACCTGGTGGACCTGAATGCCACCAAGGCGGCCGAGCGGGCCGGATACAGCACAGAGTCGGCCCGCCAGATGGCGTCGGAGAACCTGTCAAAACCGTACATCCAGGCTGCCATCGCTGAGGCCCGGCAGCAGCAGCAGGAGCGCACGCACATCACTGCGGACCGCGTGGTCCGAGAGCTGGCGCTGATCGCCACGGCTGACGCTCGCGAGCTGGTGGAATACGTGGTGGGCTGTTGCCGGCACTGCCACGGCGAGGGCTTCGGCTACCAGCGCACCGCAGAAGAGTTCGCTGCCGACCAGATGCGCCTGATGAAGGAGAACAAGGGGCCTGAGGAATTCGACCCGAAAGGCGGCATCGGCTTCAACCCGCATCGCGCTCCGCACCCCGGATGCCCGCATTGCTTCGGCAAGGGCTTCGGGCAGACCTTCGTGTGCGACACCCGCCGCCTGTCTCCGGCCGCGCTGGCTCTGTACGCCGGCGTCAAGCAGACCAAGGAGGGCATTGAGGTCAAGATGCACTCCAAGCTGGACGCCATCGAGAAGCTGGCGAAGCACCTCGGGCTGTACGAGAAGGACAACCAGCAGCGCGTCGACCCGCTGGCCAGCCTGCTGCACGCAATCGCCGGCGGCACATCGAACGGCTTCAAGCCGGTCGCCCAGGATCCCGAACACGACACGGGTCGCAAGGATCCGCCGTGACCACCATCACGCACGACGAGCCGCTCCTTCCGCTGCCGACCAACGCCGCGGAGCTGGCGCGCTGCCTGGCGGACCCGGAGTGGCGCGTCTTCAGCGGCTGCCTCTACAAGATCATGGTGAAGGGCGACGACGACGGCGACGACGCCATGGTCATGCCCTTCCGGCCCAACCGCGCTCAGCGGCGGTTCGTGCGTCGTCTGTGGCACCGGAACCTGATCCTGAAGGCGCGGCAGCTGGGCTTCACCACCCTGATCGCGATCCTTTGGCTGGACCACGCCCTGTTCAATTCCGACCAGCGCTGCGGGATCATCGCCCAGGACCGCGAGGCTGCCGAAGTCATCTTCCGGGACAAGGTCAAGTTCGCCTACGACAGCCTGCCAGTCGAGATCCGTGAGCGGTTCCCTCTCGCACGCGACAGCGCGACAGAACTGCTTTTCGCGCACAACAACAGCAGCGTGCGCGTCGCCACGTCCATGCGGTCGGGCACGATCCACCGCCTGCACGTCAGCGAGTTCGGGAAGATCTGCGCCAAGTTCCCCGACAAGGCGGCCGAGGTCGTCACCGGCTCCATCCCCGCCGTGCCGCTCAACGGCATCCTGGTCATCGAGAGCACGGCCGAGGGCAGGGAAGGCGAGTTCTTCGAGATGGTGCAGCGCGCCGAGGCTGCGCACGCTGGCAAGCTGCCCCTCACGCCGCGCGACTACCGGTTCCACTTCTACGCTTGGTGGCAGGAGCCGAAGTACCGCATGGACTCGCGGTCCGTGGCGATCACCACGGAGCAGCACGACTACTTCGATCGGGTCGAGGTCGAGATGGACTGCACCATCGACATCGACCAGCGCGCTTGGTATGTCGCCACGATGGAGGCCGACTTCTCCGGGCGCGAGGAGCGGATGTGGCAGGAGTACCCGTCGACGCCGGTCGAGGCCTTCCAGATCAGCACCGAGGGGAACTACTACGCCAAGGACATGACCGCGCTGCGCAAGCGCGGCGGCATCACGGATGTGCCGGTGCTGGACCTGCCGGTGAACACCTTCTGGGACATCGGCAACAGCGACGGGTGCGCGGTGTGGTTCCACCAGGACCTGCGCGGCCAGGATCGCTTCATCGGCTACTACGAAGCCCGCGGCGAGGACCTGCGGCACTACGTCACCGAGCTGCAGAAGCGCGGCTATGTCTTCGGCCGTCACTTCCTGCCGCACGACGCTGACCACAAGCGCCTGGGCGACTACAACCGCAGCACGAAAGAAATGCTGGCCGACCTGATGCCCGGCCAGCGCTTCGAGATCGTGCCGCGCATCACAGAGCTGATGACCGGCATCCACCAGACGCGCAAGCACATGAAGGGCGCCTTCCTGGACCGCAAGGCCTGCGCCCTGGGCATCCAGCGCCTGGATGGCTACCGCAAGAAGTTCAATCGCGCGCAGAGCCGGTTCGTGGACCAGCCCGAGAAGGGGAACCTCTGCAGCGAGGGCGCGGACGCCTTCCGACAGTGGGCTCAGGCCAAGGAACTCGGGATGCTCGATTCGGCCACCGCCACGGCCGACGAAGAAGAAGGAATGGCGCCTGATTGGCGTCTTTGAGGACGAACATGCTGCAACACACCACCCCTCCTGCGGCGCCCGGCGCCGATCCGTTGGCGCTGACGCTGACGGAATACACCGAGTTCATGCACGAGGTCGAGATGCAGCCGCCGTGGCGCGGTACCGCCGACAAGGAGATGGACTACGCCGACGGCAACCAGCTGGACAGCGAGCTGCTGCGCCGCCAGCAGCAGCTGGGCATCCCGCCGGCAGTCGAGAACCTGGTGGGCCCGGCGCTGCTCAGCATCCAGGGCTACGAGGCCACGATCCGCACCGACTGGCGCGTCACCCCGAACGGAGAGCCCGGCGGCCAAGAGGTCGCTGACGCGCTGAACTACAAGCTGAACCAGGCCGAGCGCGAATCCAAGGCCGATCGCGCCTGCAGCGACGCCTTCCGCCCCCAGATCGGCGTGGGCATCGGCTGGGTGGAGGTGTCGCGGCAGAGCGACCCGTTCAAGTATCCGTATCGGTGCCGCGCCGTGCACCGCAACGAGATCCACTGGGACATGAAGTCGGATGACCCCGAGGAATGGCGCTGGCTCCGCCGGGCCCGGTGGCTCCAGCCGGATCGCCTCAAGCGCTCATTCCCCGAGCATGCGGAACTCATCGACGTAGTGGGCAAGGACGGCAGCGGCTGGTGGAGCCTCTACTCCCAAGGCTTTCTCGATGGCGGCGCATCGACCGGGCTGCGCAACGCTTGGGATCAGGCACGTGCATGGACGATCAGCGAGGACCGCTGGTACAACCCGACCAGCCGAGAGATCTGCCTGGCGGAGCTGTGGTACCGCCGCTGGGTGGACGCCGTCGTCCTCTTCGCCCCGGACGGCCGTGTCGTGGAGTACGACGAGGACAACCCTGCCCACAACATCAGCCTGGCGCGCGGGCTGGTGCGGGCTCAAAGGGCGATTGTGGCTCGCGTGCGGCGCAGCTACTGGCTTGGCCCTCACTGCCTGCACGACGGGCCGAGCCCATACACCCATCGCTTCTTCCCCTACGCCCCATTCTTCGGCTTCGCTGAGGACGAGACCCGTGTGCCGTACGGCTACGTGCGGGACATGATCTTCCCGCAGGACAGCCTGAACAGCGGCATCGCCAAGCTGCGCTGGGGTATGGCCGCAGTGCGCACCGAGCGCACCAAGGGCGCGGTGGATATGACCGACGCACAGTTCCGCCGCATGGTCGCGCGCGTCGACGCCGACGTCGTGCTCAATGCCCAGCACATGGCGCAGCCAGGCGCGCGGTTCGAAGTGAAGCGCGACTACACCCTGACCGAGCAGCACTACAAGATGCTGGAGGACAGCCGCGGCGCGATCCAGCGCGTCAGCACGGTCACGGCCGGCTTCATGGGGCAGAAGGGCACCGCGCGATCTGGACTCCAGGAGCAGACCCAGGTCGAGCAATCGAACCAGTCGCTCGGCCGCATCATGGACAACTTCCGCGCCGGCCGTACGCTGGTTGGCGAAATGCTCCTCTCGATGATCGTCGAAGACCTCGGCAGCCAGCAGACCGTGGTCGTGATCGAGGGCGACGCGGTGCGCAAGGATCGCACCGTTGTCATCAACCGCCCCGAGCAGGATCCTGTCACCGGGCAGACCTACCTGTCGAACGACCTCCAGCGCACGCGCCTGAAGGTGGCCCTCGAGGACGTGCCCAGCACCAACAGCTACCGCGGCCAGCAGCTCAACGCGATGTCGGAGGCGGTCAAGTCCCTGCCGCAGCAGTACCAGGCCGCCGTCATGCCGTTCATGGTCAGCCTCATGGACGTGCCGTTCAAGCGCGAGGTTGTGGAGGCCATCCGGGCAGCCGGGTCGCAAGAGACGCCGGAGCAGGTGGAGCGACGCATCCAGGAAGCCGTGCAGCAGGCACTCGTGAAGGCCGGCAACGACCTGAAGGCCCGCGAGCTCGACATGAAGGAGCGGAAGACCGACGCCGAGATCCGCAAGCTGATGGCCGATGCGGTGCAGGTGGGCGTGCAGGCGGCCTTCGCCGCGATGCAGGGCGGCGCTCAGGTTGCCCAGATGCCCATGATCGCGCCGATCGCCGACGCCATCATGCAGGGCGCCGGCTACCAGCGGCCCAACCCCGGCGGCGACGATCCGAACTTCCCGGTGCCTGCCCAGACCGCGGCGATGAACATCAAGTCGCCCTACATCCAGGGCCAGGGCCCGGCCATGCTGCCGGCGCCCGGCGCCCAGGAAGAGGCAGCTGCGGCGCCGCCCGTGCGCGAGAACACCAGTCCGACATTCCCACCGCGCGCAGCTGAGCCAGGCGACGGAGGGCAGGGCATCGAGACGGCGCGGACCTCGGACAACCTGGAAGCCGCCTGATCGGAACGTGCAAGCCTAATTCTTGCGAAGGACGAAGTAGTGCAAGCAGGACGCCAGATAGTGAAGGAGCGAGATGGAGCGCAAGCTGTTGAGCTCGCTTCCATAGTCCAGCGACTCCCCATGCAATACCTGATGTCTATTCAACTGGGAGAAATTTGCTGGGCGTCGGTTTTCACCTAGGAGGATGCTGTGCTCAGCCATCAACGGCGCAAGCAACGCCAAGTTGATTTCGCTTAGACCTTTCTGCTCGATGAATGGCGACACGCCAGTCCGTCTTTCACCGCGTGGCTTCGTGAAGAAGTAATAGTCTGAGAGGTCATGGCACACGCCGTCGATCTGCGACAGCAACAGAGGGATTGACGCGAAATAGAGCCCCTGCCGATGGGCGCGAAACGCATCTCTGAATATGGCCAAACGCGAGGGAAACCACTTCGTCAGTTGCTGTTCGATCTCATTTAGACGATCGCGATAGTGGTCACAAAGATGAGTCTCGGCTGTCTCTCTATCGCCGGACTGAAAGCTGTTTGCGATTTCAAGAGGCGTTCCGAACTCCATCGCTTCCAGGTCGAAATACCACCCTTCGTGCGCGAGAACAAGCAAGGCGGCTCGGTACTCATTGGGTAGTTGATCCCACGCCTCGGAGACTTCACGCGCCGTCTGAGCAACCCTATTTGCTGAGGCTCGCACCGGCTCAAGGAAAGGCAGTTGTTCCGGAGAAAACCTCTCAAGTGCGTCCGCGAGATTGTTCAACGCTCGTTGATTTGCCTCCACCAGTTCCTTTAGGCGGTCGGGCTGTAGAACGGAGAACTTCGCGTTTCTCTTGGGCATCGGAGGATTCTGACAGCACCCCTGTAGGGTTCGGTTTCACAGCCGCCCCGGAAGACCATTGGCCTATCGACGGGTAGCGGCCAAGACGATCAACCACAGAGCCCTGTGCTCTGGCATCCCACCCCGCAAGGGGACCGGCCGCTACCGGGGATGTCAGACCACAGGGCTTGGTGCTTTGCGCGCATGAACGAAGTCGAACCGATCAAGATCATGGTGCCGCCCTGGCTGGCCGCACACCTTGAATCCGAGGGTGGTGCTCTGCCCGACTACTGCGAGGTGGTGGACAAGTTGCCGGCCACGCCGCAGGGCGCGCTGCTCATCGCCTGCGAACTCGGCAGGTGGGGTGACGTGCAGGTCTTCAAGCCGCTGGAGGTGGGCGGACCTGCCGAGGCCATGCGGGGCCCCGCGCCGCAACCGATGCCCATGCCGTACTGGCTGGCGATCGCCATCGAGGCGTCCATCCGGGAGCACAACCCGTTTCCCATCGCACCCACGAACCCGTCATGGCCCGCCGCCGCGGCGTTGCTGCTGTGTAGGCAGATCCTCGAGCGCGCGGGCCGCGCTAGGGTCAGCCCCCGGTGTAGTTGACGCGGGCGCAGAACTTCTCTTTTCCGGCGATCAGCATTCTTGATGTTCCCACGTAGATTGCGGCTATCGACTCGGTGCCGGTCTTGCCTCCAGTGGATCCGTTTGCATAGTAGTCAATGGTCGGAGAATTCTCTGAGCTCCACTGGATCTTGGGCAGCACTGGCGCAGTTGCTCCGCGCGTGAATTGACCAGACACGACGTTTGGAACGTCCAGCATGAGGAGCTGAAGATCCGGGGGCGTCTTTGCAGGAGTGGCTAACTGAAACCTGCAGGCTTGCCCAAACGCAACCGCCTCCCCCTGTTCACCTATCGTAAGTTGCCGACCTCTGCAGCTTGCCCCGGTAGCGTTGTCAATTGCATCCAGTAGCGGAGACATGTCTACGCCGAATGGAATCGGGTTGTCACGCAACTGGACGGCAATCTGATTCATCCGCCGTGCTGGTGTTGACGCGATAGGAGCGCTTAAATCGTAGGCGAGGCATTTTCTCGGATCTCCGCTGGAGCATGCGACCTCGCATCTAGCCAGCTCATCCTCAACCGGAGGCCGTTGCTCGGGCTTTTCATAGGGCGGTTGTGCCGGGCAGTTGGGGTCGTTCACGTAGCATGCGCTGACTACCTGGTACGTGTACCGAATGATTGTGTTATCGACTCTTCGAACCCACTCGCATCCGAGGTAGGCGTATGGTCCAGCTGTGTCGATTGAGTCTGGACGCCCCCCCTTGATAGTGCCGTCTTTGGGACGCGCCTTGAGGAAATACGGAATGTATTTTTCGGTGGGGGCTTCTGGCAATTGAGTTTCGATGTGAACCTTGACCACCGCCGAAACATCGCGCTGTGCGTCAAAGTTGTAGAGTCGCCATTGGTTCAAAGACGGACTCCCCCCAACACGTCCCCACTTGCCAGTGTCTACCGTGGATTCAGCGCTCCATCCGCAAACACTCTGCTCAATGGGAAGTATGTCAGTGCAGTCCTTTGCAGAAGTGCATTTGACCAAGGGCGGAGGTTGCGGCCTTTTATAGTCCGACCCGCAACTGGCTAGCCAGACGCTAGAAAACGCCAGTAAGAAAAGCACCCAAGTTCTTCTCATACTCTACTCCTTGTCCTCGCGGTGAGAATCCTCTTTTTGGTCTCCTGAGTCAAGCGAAAGTGCTAAAGGCTAAACCGCCGGGCCGCTGGCGCGTTCGTGATGGCTTGCGCGACTCACAGTCAAAGCTGCCCCCCTGTAGGGTTTCCAGATCACGCCGCGTGCCGGCAAAGTGCAGCCCAAGCCAGACGCGAAAGCCGAAGGCGAAGCGCCCCACCGTGATGGTGCGGCAAAGCCTCCGAGAGGAGGTTCCCATAGCTGGAGGGCTGTGGGCGCGGGCTTCGGCCCGTGCCTGCCACCCAAATGCTGCCCCTTGCGGCCACGGCGACATGTGGCGGGACAGGCATGACGATCACAGCAGCACAAGACGAGTTCATTCAGCAGCACGCCGAGCACGGCACGCTCACCCCGCAACAGGCGGCCCAGCTCCTCGAACTGGCCGAACAGGGCGATACCGGCACCAAGCCGGAACTGGACGCGAAGCCCGACGCGACCCCTGCTGCAGGCGAAGCCAACCCCGACGGCGTCAAGGACCAGACGAAGGAAGAGAGCAAGCCCGCGGCAGCCGCCGATGGTGACTTGGACGAGCCGAAGGATCCGTCGAAGACGGTGATCCAGGCGAAGGATGGTGTCCACACCATCCCGTACGAGAAGCTGGTGGCCGCGCGGGACGGCGAGAAGCAATGGAAGGCGAAGGCCGAACAGGCCGAAAGCGCCCACGCCGCCGCGCTGAAGGAGTTGGAAGGCCTCAGGGCCCAAGCCCAGCAGCGCGTCGACGCGGGACAAGCGCCGACCGCGGTGGACAACCAAGTCGCGGCTGCGCAAGCGGCCATCGACAAGGGTGTCGACCCGGCGATTTTCGGGGACTTCTCCGAGGAGGCGATGGCCAGAGGCATTCAGCAACTGGTG